ACGATTTGCAATTTGTAATTTTTCTGAAACTCTGGTACAATCTTCATCGCAGCAATCACGGCTTCATAGAGTGGTGTGCCACCTAATTGCATCCAGTTTGGACGACAAGCTCTAGGTTGAGCACAACGAACCAAAGCAGAACAGGCATAAGTGAATTCTGAAGCCGACATTTTGCTTGATAATAAATTCATCAATTTAAATTTATGTAGGTCCAAATCGCCATTTTTGAATTTTACAGAATAAGCATCTGTATGCTCGGATGTGAAAGCATATACTTCATAAGGAATATTTACTTTCTTACAGAACATCACCAGATTGATTAATTGCTTAACGGTGTTTTCCATGTGGTCAGACATAGAACCAGACCAATCAAGGAACATAACAAGACCATGAGATTTACCATCAGGCAAAACTGTCATCTTCTTAAAAATATCTTCGGTAAATTTATATGCATAAACTTTGCTCAAGTTTAATTCACCAGTTTTAGCAATCGATGCACGTTTCTGCTGGTCAGCATTTTTACGCAATTCGAATTCTTTGGCCAAATAACCAACAACTTTTTTGGCATCATTACGAATTTTCATAAAAGCAACTGTATCGGTGCCGGTGATATTATATTGACCTAAATCATTTTTGTACTCTGTCCATAATTGTTTGTATGGAACAACTGCCTGTTTCAAATCAACATCGTTGATATTTCCATAGTAGTAATGTTTATTACTTGATTCAAACAACTTACTTTCATTTTGACGATATGTTTTATCGGTGTGTGAATCTATTTGTTGACCAACAACATCACCGCCTTCGTTACTAAACGTTTCTTGGATTCTTTTTTCTTCAATCTCATCCATTGATTCATCAGATTCAGAATTTGGCTGGCCATATTTCTCAATGGTATCATCATCATAATCGTCAGAATCTTCGTAACCATCGGATTCAAAATCACCATCCGGATCTTCTTCAAATTCTTCTGGCGCATTTGATTTACGCTCTTCATCTTCTTCTTTCATATAAGCCATTACATCATAGGCGAGTGCAATGACATCATCATATGATTCGGTATTTTCAATACGATGAACTAAGTATTTCTCAAAATCATTAAAACGAATGCCTTGTGCGGCTCCGCCTTTCGTGTAGAGATTAACACGGTCAATAAAATTCATATCATTGAGGTCCGTGCCATTTGTACCAAAGAAATCTTTTTCAATAAGTTCACGGTAACCACGAACAAACGAGGAACGAATACCGGGATATTTGTTTTTGATTTTTCTTTCGATACGGGAATCTTCCAGCACATTCATAATACCCATTGGTATCTTTTCTTCATGTGCCTTCATCATGCCGTCTAGGGGTGTGTATAGTGCATGGCCAACTTCATGACCCAGAAATAGGTCGTAGAGATAACCCGAGATGTTTTTATCAAGAATAGGAACAGTCAATACACGGTTCTTCACATCAAATGCAGCCGTGTTAGTATTGCGCTGTTCAATAGTCAGATTTTCATTTGCCATTAGTTTGGCAAGTAACGATTTAGATTGAATTAGTTCCATAGATTCTCCGAGTTAATAATAGTATTATCTCATAAAAATCATCTACCGTCAAGCGGTAACTTTCATGCTGTTGTTTTTATACAACGCTCTGTTCTGGTAAGGCTTTTAGGTAGAGTTTTCCTTCTCTATATTCCATTTCAATAGCCTGTCCCTCTTTCCAATGATTGTATTTTACAATTTCTTCAGGAAGAATTAAGATACCATCACCTGTGCCATCATTTGCATCGACCATTTTGGTCAAATATGTCTTATTGGTAGAATTCTTTGCGTTTTTGGTAGTCATTTAAGTCTTTTTCCAATTTTGATATAACTGCCCACTTGCGAGTTACGATATCCAAGCGTTTCCACGCAGGAATTTCATTATCATCTGCTTTGGCATCAAGCCAAATATAGTAAGATTTATCATTCATACTTTTTTCCTTCGTTTTTGTCAAAAATTCTCTGCTCAATTGCAGTTGCAAGCTCTTCGGCAAGCGCCGGATTGAACTTTACCAGAAAATGAGCAACATCATCAGCTGGTATGTGACGCAAATTATGCATAATCTCGTCAATTCCTCTATATATTTGTGTTTCTTCCAATTGTTGTAACATACTCACCTCACATTTTATAAACAGTTTCATTAGGAACAATATTTTTGCCTTCTTTTTTCGCTTTTCCTAGCGAATGAAGCAATTTTAACTCAATTTCAATCTCTTTGGCAGACAAATTTTGCAAATATTCCTCATAATCGTCCCAATCTTCATCACTCCAACCTTTTGGATTCATTTTTCACTATCTCCGCATGCTGGAAATTTCTTTTGCTTCGGCATCTGTGAAAACCGGCACAGCATTTGATTTGTGCATTGTAGCAATGCCTTTCATTTTGTTGCCGGTGTATGAATTTGGAACAGGTTTTGTCAAAGCAATAAAACCAGTATCTACGGACGCAAATCGGGGAGTTTCACGACCTGCAGGAATCTTGTAAGATGGAAAGTTGTTGGAAATCTTCGTGGTTTTTGTTTTACTGAAATTGGTAGATAACGAATTAATGGAAGACAACCATTCTTCGTGTTGAAGTTTTTTTGTTTTTGAAACTTTCCGTTTTTTGCATTTTGGAATATATCCGTAAATCATCATAACAATTCTCCAGTGTAGAAGAACCATTATACTACGGAAACAAAGGAAAGTCAATAGATGTGTTGTACCAAAACAACATTAATACCAATACCTTTATCTGAAACGGCAGCATACCTACTTATACTTAAAAAAATTAAAACTGGCGGTATTTTTAAGAATTCTTACTATGTGAAATTTCAAATTCTTCGTAATCTTCGGTTCGCCAATGTTTTAATTGTTTTTTTACTTCTGGGTGTTCGCCTCTACGTTTTTTATTGTGTAATACTGTTTTAGCGTAATTGTAGTCATCGTTATAATCTTTATTTTTACGAAACTTACCTACAAACTTTGTCACGTCTATCTCCTATTTTATGGTTTCGAAATTGATGCCTTTTATTTTTGTTTCAGGCATATTGAACATATCATCCTCAGAAATATAGGTTATATTTGCATCAGGATAACAAGCTTTTATTATTTTGAGTAATTGGCAGACCGTGCCATCTGAATCATTGAACGAAAATACTTCATCAACAGTTTTTAGACTTTTTATAATATTCCTACGAGATTCATAATTTTGAACGAACCCACCATCACACCAAGCAAGATACCAATCAGAATGGATGCCGACAATAAGCCAATCACCTTTTCTTTTACACTTCTGTAAAAACTTTAGTTCGTGATTGTTTAGTGGATCGAATTTTCCTGATACTACAATTATTTTATCTTGCGGTTGCATTACGGTAAAAGTTGTGGAAAAGCCTCTTTAACAAACTTATAGTTTAAACCTTTAACACCTAAATCTTTACTTAATATACCAATAACAACTTCTGCTTCACGAGGTTCAAGAGATTCAATTAGTTGTAATAGTAACTGTTTTCTCTTTTCAACGGATAATTTTTCTGCTGTGGCATCACCTTTTTTAAACAAATACAATTTTCTAATTTCTGTAGATAACTGGCACCTAGAAATTCCAGGTAGAGTATCAGGAATTTTATATTCATGTGGCATTTCATCAATCAACCATTCGTAATCGGGATGAAAAGCCAATTCAAGTACCTGTATTAATGTTCTCGATAAATTTTTCTCAATTACTGCTAGTTTTTCTTTTTTTGATGTGGCTATCTCAAACTCATCAAATATCTCATATATGTTTTTCATCAGAATTCCTCTATCACATCCATTAAGTTTTTAAGTTTATGTTCCATAAAATAATTCAACAACTTACCTTTAGCAGGTTTCGTTTCTTCATATGTATTTATAATTTTTCTTTTGATATCAACCGGAATGTTTCTAAGATCAATCAAGGTCTGGTTCCGTGAAAAACCAACCTTAGCAATATCATCTTCCCAAGAATTGTGATCTTCGGTTATATATTTCTCGATAACCTTTTGTGTGATTGGTTTTTGTCTTAGGTCACGAACAAAACAATCTGACGGAGAGAACACGTTTGGTATACCGTCACCTTTATCACCACGAATAATCTTCTCTTTCAATTCTAAAAGAGGATCATGCGATTTTATATACTTCTTTTGTGATGGGTTGTATTGTTTGACATTACTGCCGTACATTTGTAATTGTAAAAAATCACCATCACTTGACAGTATTAAAATCTTCTGGTGTGGTGCATAGATTGGAACCAAGGTACCAATAATATCATCGGCTTCAGCACCATCAACATCAATTACTTTGTATGGGAAATTTTCTTTAAGTTCCTGTTTTAATTTGGCAAGAATATCAAAAATGAGATGCCAATCTAAATCAGATTTTTCTCTGGTCTTTTTACGACCAGCTTTATAAAATGGAAAAAATTCTTTGCGCCAATATTTACGATTATCACAACAAAGAATAATCTCACCATACTCATTTTTAAAATTCTTTACATGAGTGCGTATTATGTTTAATACCATATGGCGTATTAAACTTTCTTCTAATTTGCCTTTCTGATTAGCAATTTGTGCCATTAGACCTGCAAGTAATACTTGATTCAAATCAACTAAAACCATAATAAACTTTCAATAGTTTCCAATAAGATTCTATTGTATCATGCTTTTTGCATTTTGTCAACTATCTTGTCAACAATTTTTTGTGATGTGGTGGTCTTTTTGGCAATTATACCAAGCCAGCCTGAAGGTATGAGTCCTGAAATGTATTCCAATGGATCCGGTAATATAGCGTCAAAATGATCAAAGTCAACATACTTATCTTCGAGTTCGTTATTACGAAAAAGTATGATGTGATATGCATCGCCTAGAGCGCTACCGCCAATCTTTTCTCCAGGCTCGGCATACTCCTGTCCTTGGATTTGTATTGAATTTTCTTTATCGCCATCTAAGAATGTTAAGAAATCAAACTTATCATTCTTTAGTGGTCTGAGAAAGTCTAGCATTGTAATCCTTTATATGTGATTTTCTGACTCTTACCATTATCCATGTATTATAGTAATTTTCCGATTCCATTACACCACGAACAAATTGTTCTTTTGCTTCGAGATAACCACATTCACCTTTAGATTTGCATAGATGCAGTATTTCACGGACAAATTTTTCATGTCCTAATCCTAACACATCTTTGCTTAGGTTGTCACTACTTCCATAGTAAGTTTGCCAGTTTGAGAAAATTTTTGTTTTTTTCTTTCTCCCCTTGACTTGTTTGGTTTTGGTAGAATAAAAAAATTTCTTACCGATGTATTTTTTACCATTCGTCAAATTGGTTATTTGATACACGAACCCGTAATTATCACCAATCAAGTCTTCCACAAAATCTTTACCATTATATTGCCAGTTTAGTCCCATTCCTTAGTATCCAAATCATCGTCATCATCCTCTATATAGTCCTCGGATAATTCTTCGATTTGTTCACCGCAAAATGGGCAGTGCTCTGGCAGTTCTTGGGAAACCATTTCTTCTACATATGATACACTATAAGTTGATTCACAATTTAGGCAGTCGCCTGATAGTGATTTGTTTGTCATTTAAATTCCTTAATGAGCCCACACATCACCCCAATTTCCTGACAAAGCTCCTTTTGCATAATCGGTTGCTCTATTCTCAAAGAAATTAGTGTGTGTTGGTGCGTTAATCATTTCTTCTACCCAAGGTAGAGGATTCTTTTTCACTTTAAACACACCTTTGAGACCTAAAGAAATTAGGCGGCGGTCTGCAATATAACGAATATACTTCTTAACATCTTCTGAAGATAAACCTTCCATTTGATTTACGCCAAATGCTAGGTCAATAAACTTATCTTCTAGTTGTACCATTCTTTCAGCAATGGTATAAATTTTACCCTTTAGTTCATCGTTCCAAATTTCACGATTTTCTTCTATGTATGTTCTAAACAATTTAATCATGGATTCTGCGTGTTGTGTTTCATCAACAATTGACCATGTAATAATCTGTCCCATACCTTTCATTTTACCATGACGAGCAAAATTCAGCAACATAATGAATGAGCTGAATAGTTGCATACCTTCGGTAAAGGCTGAGAACACGGCAATGTGTGTTGCGGTATTTTCTCTTGTGGTATTTTTACTAGAGATATCCATCACATAGTCGTGTTTCTCTCTCATTGCCTCATATTCTAGGAACTCATTGTAAGTGGTTTCAGGTAGACCTAGTGTTTCAATCAGATGTGAGTAGGCTGCAATATGTAACGCCTCTCTGGCAGCGAATCCTGTTAACATCATTCGAATTTCGGGTTGTGGAAAGTATGGTAGATAGTTTTTAACATAACCACCCGCCACATCAATATCACCTTGAGTGAAGAAACGAAAGATTTGTGTTAGAAATGTTTTTTCTTCTTTAGATAGTTTTTTCTTCCAATCCTTTACATCTTCGGACATAGGAACTTCGGTATGTAACCAATGAGATTGCTCATGTTTTAACCAAGCTTCATAAGCCCAAGGATAATTAAAAGGTTTGAAATAGTTGCGTTCTTCCGATAGATTTGATTCTATTTTTTTTATCATTATTGTTTTTCCTTAAAATTAACCTTCGCAAGCAATACAGTCGTTACCTTGAGCAATCTGTGTCATGTCCAACTCTTTGATAACATTTCTTTCAATCTTCTTGGACACTTTATCTGCTTTACCAATCTTTTCAGAACGGCAATAGTAAAGTGTTTTCAATCCTTTTTTCCATGCCATAAAGTGTATGGCGTGAATATACTTGATGTGTGCATCTGGTCTAAAGAATAGGTTCAATGATTGTGCCTGATCAATATATGCTTGCCTATCACCAGCCAATTCAATTACCCAGCGTTGATCAATTTCCATAGATGTTTTGAATACATCTTTAATTGTTTCATCAAGTATATCTAGATGTTGAACCGATCCATCATTAGCAATAATGGAAGACCAAACTTCATTATATTCTTCTTCATCTTTTGTTTTTTCTTTGATGATTACATCTAACCAACGATTTTTATTTAAGAAAGAGCCCGAAAGAGTATCCTGCCGATAAGCGTTGGCACGGTAAGGTTCAACACTAGGACTAGTATTGCCCATGATAATGGAAGAAGAAGCATTGGGAGCAATAGCCATAAGATGACTAAACCTACGACCAGTGCCGGCCGCATCAGGAGCTTCACCTCTCTCGGTACCCAATTGAATATTTGCATTATCTAATCCTTCTCTGATATGTTTGAAAATTCTATTGTTTGCAACCTTGGCCATCACTCCTTCAAAAGCAATCCCATTACGCTGTAGATAAGCATGGAACCCAAGAGCACCGATACCAATAGAACGTTCTCTTTCGGCACTATACTTTGCACGAGCAATAGCATCAGGAGCATTAGTGATGAAGTAATTAAGGACATTATCAAGCATCTCGGCAACGTCTTTAAGAAATAATGGGTCAGATTTCCATTCATCATAGTTCTCCAAATTTAAAGAAGATAAACAACATACAGCTGTTCGTTCTTCATTTGTGGGTAGAATAATTTCAGAACAAAGATTTGATTGATGAATCTTTAAACCTTTGTCTTTTAGAAATTGTGGCATTTCACGATTACTCGTATCGATATAGTGAATGTATGGTTCACCTGTCATCATACGAAGCTCTAGAATTTTTTGCCAGAGTTCTTTTGCTGATACAACTTCACGCACTTCACCAGAATGTGGATCTTTTAATTCCCAATCATCTTTTGCTTCAGGATCCAACATACACGTTTCAATGATTTGCATGAAGTCATCGGTGATGTTG